TAGGAGCCATGTTGGCGAGAGAGTCCCGTGCGTTCCACCCGCCCACGGGCGAGGGGAGACTTGCGACATTTGCCGCAGCGCGTTGAACAAGGCGACGGGATACAGGCATTAGTTCTCGTACCCGTAGCCGCTGTCAGGAATGTTGTCGTAGCCGATGAGAACCGTACCCGGACGCGGGGCAAACGAGAGGTTGGCAGCGCCCGTGTCCTGCGCGATAGCCGTCTCAAGTTCGGCGATGTAGTCGCGGAAGATGGCGGTCGTATCAAAGCCCTTTGACTCAAAATACTTGAGTTTGGTGGACAGCACCATCACGCGGTCGGGATAGATGCAGGTGTCGTTGTCGGCAGTCAGCGAGGTCTTTGCGGTACCTGCTGCGCTCTCGGCCCATGCGTTGCTGCGGTACTCAAAGCCGAGCAACTCCCCGGCGTTCATTCCGGGCCAAATCTGGAAATACTTGCCGAGCAAGCGATAACGGATACGGGGGCCGGTCGAGATGTAGCCCGACAGCAGCCACTCCCATTGCTGTGCGCTCTCGGGGCCGAGCATCTCCCAACGCTTCGACTTGTCCCAATGCGTGCGGTTGACGCTGCTGTAATAGTCAGCGGGAAGCCCGTACTTGACCTTCTGGAAGGTCAGGCCACCGTCTACCTGCGCCTCGGTTGGCTCGTAGTTGATGCTGACCGTGGTTGCAGACGGTACACCCGTGACATAGGTGGCGTTAGGGATGCCAACGCCCTGCACCTGATAGGTCGTGTCGAGCGCGGCAGTCGAGGGGATGCCGGTGATGGTGTACGACGAAGTAGACCATGTGCCGGTAGTAGAAATCGCCTCGGTGTAGAAGGTGTGCTGTTTGGTGAGTTCGCGCCAATCAGCGCGACGCATCAACTCATACCCCGAGGCGTTCATCAACGCGAGGATTTGCACTACATCTTGGTTGGGATTACCCGCCACCGTTGAGGGGATGGGCAAGCCAAGTTCAGCCGTCACCTGCTGAACCAGCGCCAACATAGTTGTAGTACCCATGCGTTAACTCTCCACGATGGCTTCCTTCTTCGGGCGACCAGCAGGCTTACGCGCCAAGAGCGAAGCCATCTGTGCCTGAAGTTCAGCCAATTGCTTTTTGGTTTCGTCCAACTGGTTCTCTGTCTCGGAGCGATTGCGCCGATTAAGGAACGCCTTTGCCTTTTCACGCAGACCGGGGCCGCCCATGCCGATGCGCTGCAACTGCGCGTCAGATGCGGCTGCAATCTGCTCTACGGTCTGGAACTTGAGGATGCGAAGTTCCTCGATATGTCCACGGGTGATGTCGCCGTTGCCTTCAGCAAACCAGATGTCGAGCGAGGTTCCAACTGCGGGTGCGTCTTGCTCGTTCTGCTTCATCTGGAAGTACAGATACTGACGCGGAAACCGCTTCTTGTGGTCTTCCGTCATCGGCTGCTCGATGATGGTCGTCTTGTCGCCGGGGATGTTGATGCGAACGAACGGCTTACCGTCCCACTTCGGGTCTACATCCTTTGCAATGTAGAACTCAACCTGAAGTTGCTCATCGGCGTTATAGATGTCGCTGTCTAAAGGCATCGTCGTTTACTCCTGTGGGGAGGGTGGGAAAATCACAAGTTGTTTACTTGCGTTAAGGTAGCAATAACTGACGGAATCGCAGGCCAGACACTTGTGGCGGTGGCTGCAAGGATTCTAACGCTGGTATCGTCTGTTGCCCACATCAATTCTACATATTCGGTGGGTTCTAACTGGGTAATGAAATTCCACGCCGCAACCGTTCTGGCGGCGGTTCCTTGAATGGCTATCGTGGTGGCTGTGTTCGGGACATTGGTTCCGTTCTTACGGAGCCAGATGTAGATGTTCCCAGCGCCGCCAGAGGTCTTGTCCAATTGCGCCGAGAATTGCACATTGTAGACACCTTGGAAGTCTGCAACGAGGCGCGAGGTAGGCGAACCGATAGACACGCCGTTGCTGCTGTCGGTGGTGTTAAACACCATGCCGTAGGCGGTATTAATCGACGCTGCTGTTTGCGTGGTGGTGTCTGAAAAAGCCCCAAAGTGCAGGATGGGGACAGCGCGACCGAAGCCTTGCAGTTCTTCCCACAGCGAGTTGCTTACGGCAAAGAACATCCCAGAGCAGTCTGGGCTAATCGTGCCAAAACCTGCGTTGTTGATGCTGCTGTTTGAGTCATACGGGTAAACCGTGATGGGGTTAGCCGTGCTGTTTTTGACGATGACGGTTGCACCCGCCTCGGTCTGCGGTAGCCTTACGCCCGTGCCAACCGCTGCGCTGTTCACATTGGTGTAAACATAGGTTATCTGCGTAGCGTTACCCGCAGATGTTCCGGCGGCGGTCGCGGTAGAGACACCATCGCCGCAGATGGACACGGTAGCCAGCGAGTTAACACCGGCTCCTAGCACCCTGCTCGGGATAGCCATCAGGCCACCATGTCGAGCGCGTGGCGCTCCTTGATGATGGCGGCAATGAGGCCGGGGCCGACCGCCTCCACGGTGATGTCAGGCATCACGCTGTAAATCATCTGGAATTCGTTAGCCTGCTGCGCCATCGCAGCATTGCAGGTGAACTTGCGTTTCTCAACGCCTACATACACATCCATCGTTGGGCCGGTCATCTCGCCCGTGAACCGCTTGATGCCATCGGCACGGTTGCAACTGTCGTATCCGTACAACACAAACTTGCGGAACCCGAAAAGGTATCCGATGTTGATGGCACGCATACCCGAGGTCGTGCCGCCGCCAACTGCAAGTTTGCCTGCGCCAAGCGCCTTGAACTCCGGGCCTTCCGTCCATGAGTGCCACAGCACAACCTTGCGCTCTTTCAGCGTGTCGAAGGTGGCGGGAGGGCAACGGGAGGCAACGAGATAGGTGGTGTGCGCGTTATGGCGCTGTATACCGCTTGTGCGGTCACGCGGGTCGAGGTTAACCCACAGGTCAGGCTCGATGCCGTTCTCGCACAGGAAGTCGTGTGCGGCCTTTACAGCGACGATGGGGCGACCAGCCTTCTGGTGCGCCCTGATTTCTTCTACATAGTCGGGCATTGACCACCCACTCGCTACACACACGAATGTTCCATCGTGGGTGCAGAGAGCGGGGGCCAATTCTGGCAACCCACGGGCAAGCGAAGAGCGAATGTTGGAACAGAGTTCCTCCGGTTCGCCAGCCGCCTGCACCGTGAGTTCCAGTTTTCGCATGATTACGGGGTGGCGTTAGACGGAACCGGGATAACCATGCTGTACGCCGCCACAGCCGTCATAGCCGAGGTAGCCGAGGCAGTCACTTCCGTGACCACGCCAGCGACCAGAGCGCCCGACACGGTGGCATCGTCCAACCGCCCTTCGGTGCTGGTGGTGTAGAGGGCAACTGCCGGGAGGCAGGAAGCCGACACATTCACCCGCACCTTGCCGCCGAGATGCACCCAGCCGTAGTAGCCGGAGGCAATCGACACCTGCGCGAAGCCGACACGCTTGGTGTCAGCAACACGGGCGGTGGTGGCGTTCAGAGCGATGTTGGTGTTGGGGATAGCGACAGCGTTGTACTGCGAGATGGCCGAAGCCGCCTGCACATACACAGCCATGCCACCGTCGTCGAGCGTCACAACCGTGCCGGGATTGATGGCAGCAGTTGAGTCGGTCGAGCCGAGGGCGGGATACGCAAAACCATTTACGATAACAGCCATTTTTGTATCCCCTATCAGTTAATCAACACGCCGCAGAACTGCGGGCCGGAGGAGGTAAGGTTACCCGCCCAGCCAATCAGTTTCACAATCATTCTGTTACTTCGCCTTTCGGCTACTGACCACCCTTTCGGATGGCGGGGCAACCTCTTCGGGTCACCCTCTGCGGCTTCTTTGGTTATACCGCAGTTCAGACTATCGCATGACAAGCCTTTTTCGCTTGTCCCCTCTCACTTAGTCGTTCAGCCTGCTTTCGCTTGGCCCCTGTTGCCCGCTTCCGGGTTTCCAAGTCAATCAGAGAGGGTTTATAGACGCCATTAGTGAATCGTAGGTTTAGCGTCTTGGTTGACAGCCTGACGGTCGCCGCCAATCGGGACAAAGTTTCTGTCCTTGTGGGGGCGGAACATCAGGTACTTGGTGTTGAGGAACCACATATGGTTCGCGTTACCGACACCGCCGTTATACGACGACGAGCCGATACCACCGTCAAGCACCACATCCGAAGCCATGCCAGCGCCGAAATACTTCAGCGAGGCAAAGCCAGCACCAGCCATGCCCGAACCGGAGTCCGTGATGCGCTGGATAGCCTGCAACGACTGCAAGTAGAACTTGTAGTAGTTGTTGTCGGCAACGATGAGGTCAGGCTTGTCGGTACCGCGAATCAACTGCACCGCAACCGCATCCATGTAACCTTGGATGTTGCTGCTGGTCACAGCGCCCGTGCCGTCGCCAGTCGCCGAGAAGGCAACCGAACGCCAGAACTGCCACACCTGACGGTTGATGCCGCCGTAGGTGCCGGTGGACGGGCTGTCAGGCACAGCGGCAGCAAGACCCGTGAGGTTCTTACCCGCGTTGCCGGTGCCGTCACCATACAGGTCACCGCTGATGCGGTTCGCCAGTTGCGCCTCGGCAACCTCCATACGACCGTCGAGCAGGTCGATGATGGCTTCCTTACCCGAGTTCTGAATCATCTCCAGACCCGAGATGGACACAGCAGACGCATACTGCGTGATGCTGAACTGCGCCGCAGAGATGGGCGAGTTCTGACCGACATTCAGCACCTCGTAACCCGAATAGGAATTCGTGTTGTTGGTGGTGGTGTCGTTGTACATGATTTCTTGCAAAATCACATTACCGCCCGAGAATGTTTTGACATTCCCGCGCTCTTTCAGTCGACGAAGCAACGCATTGTTGTTCGTGACATTATCCGCGAGTTCACCGCTACGGCTTTGAATGTTAGTGGCGATGATATCGCTGATACTGGAATTGGCGTAAGCCATTTCAATACTCCTATATCAGTTAATTACAACCGCGAACTGGATTCATCAAACGCTTCCTCCAGCATTGCGCGGCGACTATGCGCCTTGGGAGCCGTGTTGGTTCCGGGTGTGGAACCTCTGACGCTAACCGCAGCAGCCCGAGCAGCCTTCGCCGCTCGGTCTTTCACTTGCGCTTGACGCTGCACAACCTCTGCCTGTCGGGCCGATTGCACCTTGTCAAACAAATCCGAATCCAACCGAATAGCCTTCTCGTAAGCATCGTCCAGCGTTTCAGCCACCCCAGATTGGAGCAACTGAATCATCGTCGGACGCGCCTCCTCGAAGTGTTCGGCTGTCATCGAAAAACTGTTGATTTCGTTCAGCAGGGTCTGGTTCTCTGCCATCTCCTGCTGCTGTTTCCATCCCATGACCTCGCCGCGAACGGTGTTCAGTTCGTTCTGCAACTGGTACACCATCGGGTCAACCGAGGGTTGGGCGACCTGCTGACCGCCCTGCATGGCTTGGTTAAGGTTGATGCCGTAAGACGCAGCCAACTGCGTCAGGTACGCCATCTTCTGTTGTGGGGGGCTGTTACGCAGCGTGTAGTCGGCCTGCGCGAGAGCGGCAACCGCCTGCTCGGGCTTCATCCCTAGACCTTGGATGGTCGGCAGGTACGGCTCCAGCGCCTGATTCATCGCATCGGCAAACTGCGCCTTGGAAAGCAGCGGCTCTACACCGCGCTTCATCTGCTCTTCGCGCTGCCAAGCGTATTCTTGAATCTTGGGGTCGGCCTTTGACCAATATTCGTGATATTCCTTCTTCCACGAAGCCGGGGGCTTGCGCCATACGGGTTCGTCGGCGGGTTCAACAGCCTGCTCTTCGGCCTGCTTCTCGGCGTACCGGCCTACCTCGTCTCTCGGCTGCGCTTCGGCGCTCTGCTCAAACTGCTGCTCCAGCAATTCCTTGCGGTCGAGCGTTTCTGCCTGTGGGGCTTGTTCCATTACCGTCTCCTGTGGGGGTCGTGGGTAAATCGGACTTCATCGCGCAACCGCGACAACAACCGATTGGCATCCGAATGGGTCATGTTCGCCAACTGGTGACGCAACACATCCACTCGATTGCTTTTCGGCTTCTCTTTGTTAACAAACTTGGTCGGGTCTTCGTTACCGACCTCAATGCAACCGTTAGCCTTGAGGTGCCGACGGTGCTGCGAACGCTAGGTAATCATGCGTCCGTCAATCATGGACTTGTACGGCGCGATGTCGGGAAGGATGTAGTGGTGTCGCCCACGCTCATCGCGCTTGCGCTCTACAAACTCGCCATCGACCATCACATAAGTTCGTTTCATAGCAGCAACAATACTTCTTCGTCGTCCATCTCTTGATGCTCTCGCATCAACCTTTCCACTCGGTCAAGGTCGCCTAACAAGGCATCCCAGTTAACCGTGGGTTGCTCAATGTTAACAGTTAAATGCGGTTCAACAATCCTCTCTGCAACTTCTGGTCGTGTCTCATGCAGTTGTTCGTAAACCGAGATTAACTCTTGCTTGCGCCTCTCGCGCTTCGCTTGGTCTTCGTCCCAATTTTTCTTACGCTTTTTGTCGCCTTCGTGCGAGTCGTCGAGGACGATGATGGGCTGGACAGAGGCGGTGAGGGTTCCGGTTGCTCCGGTCGCTTCCACACCGGCAAGCGCAGCCTCTCCTTGAAGGTTGAGAGAACCTGTTTGACCAGATGCTCCCACACCGGAAAGGGCAACCTCGACCGAATCGGTTTCATCTCCAACGACTCCAACGGCGCTGACACCCGTAAGGCCCGTCGTAATGCTTGCTCCGAGGCTTCCCGTCGCGCCTGTTGCAGAATTGCCCGTGAGCGTGACGCTTTGCTGGGTGCCGAGGCTACCAACGCCACCGGTTCCGGTGACGCTTGTGACCGGGAGGCTGTCCCATTGCGCGTCATCCCATGTACCTGTGTTCCACGGCCCCTTCGCCACGACTCATCACACAATCCGCATGAGCGCGGTTGAGGCATCGTTGGTCGGCATCGTCAGGATAAAGTTACCCGCCGTGACCGTCTGCGACCCGAAGGTGTAAACCGCTACCGCCTTGTCACCCTGCGTGCTGTTGTACATCAACACCGCGTCAAACGCCGTCGTGAGCGTCACCCCGGTGTAAGTCAGCGAGGCAGAGGGAGTCCAATACGCCGTGGTTCCCGTTGAGGTGGGCGCTGTGGCGTTCGTTACCGTGATGCCACCTGCGCTGTACCCTGCGCCCGACACCTCCCCAGAGGCGTTATAGGCGGTCGTGGCAGCGTTAACCGTGGCGGTGGCCTCGTAGAGCGCAGCCTTGAAGGTGTCCTTGTTAGTGTTTGCCCGAGTCGGGGGCGTGCCGATGGCGTGTACACCGCCCAGAATCTCGACCTTGAACGAAGTACACAGGGCTTGGGTGTTAGCCATCAGAATTTCTCCAGTTCGGGGAACAGCGCCGGGGCTTCCTTCAGGTGGACATGGACAGACCGATGGACAAGTTCACCTTCGTGCCAATACTCGACCCAGCGCGTGTGTTCGTGGTCGTTGTTAACCTCGCCCTCGCGCTTATCCAGCAGGGCTTCATCCATCATGCCTTTCGTCGTCGTAATCATTGCAGTCGCGGCTCCAGTTCAAGGGCTTGCTGCACCGCCTCCACGCCCACCGCACGCCCATCAGGGCCGCGCACGATGCGCTTGGGAGCCGTCAGCGTGGCAAGGGCAGTACGCACGCCCTTCATGTTCTCGTCGTTGGACGATGCCATCTGACCGTAGAGCGCCACGAGGTTCTGCATCGCCTGCCTTACCTCGCCGCCCATGTCTTGCATGACGCGCTCGGTGACGGCTTGCTGCTGCTCCAGAGCGGGGATGTCAAGGCCGGGGTTAGCCGAGATACGGGCGACCATGACCTTTGTGGCAGCGTCCAAGTCGGCTTTGTACTTCGCCATCTGCTGCTCTGCGGCGATTTTCTGCTGTGCAAGTTGCGCCTCGAACTGCTGCTTCATCTGCTCTAGTTGCTGGTCATTCTGCGCCTTGAGCGCCTCGACCTGCGCCGATTGCTGCAACTTGGCCTGCTCAATCTGCATGAGCATCTGCGACTTGGCCTGTTCAGCCTGTGCCTCCATCTGCGCCTGTTGCGCGGCGGGGTTCTCACGCGGCTGCGCTGCCATCTGCTTCAACTGCTCCGTTGCAGCGTCAATCGTACCCTCAAGCGGACGCGCCGCCTTGAACGCCTGCACGCCGTACTTGAGCAAGTCCATCATCACCGGGACAAGTTCCGGCGAGGCTTGACCGACCGGCAACGCCTGCTGCAAGAAACCGCCGAAGGCTTGCAGGAACTGGAGCCTGTCCTGCTTCTCTTGCACCTCATCAATCTGCACAAGGCTGTCAGCGGCGATGTCGATGCGGAAGTTACGCAGCGGCTTGTCGCGGATGAGTTGCAACGCCTGCGGGATGAGCGCCTTGTCAGCGTCCGACATCTGCTCTGCGGCAGAGTAGGCGAGGATGGTCTGCGGCTGGTACCGCATACACATCACCTGCGCCTTGAGCCTGATGACCTCGGTTGCAAAGAGCGCCACATCTTCCTGCATCGACCGCAGGCGCAGGCCAGCGTACTGACCCTTGATTTGCTGCGCCGTTGCCGTCTCCGAGGCCGCAGATTGACCACGGATGATGTCGCTGATGCCCGTGATTTCGTATATCTGACCCTTGATGTCAGCGCGTGCCTGATAGCATTGGATGAGCGCCTGCGCGATGGTGTCTAGCGGCCGCAGGTCAACGCTGGCCTTCAAGCCGCCC